GATTTGAAGGTTGTTAAGGACGTTGCAGAAAATGATGATGCATATGGTCTATTAACATATTGGTTAAAGAAAACTAAAATTCCTGATGACAATGCAGAATTAGCTGGATTGGTTTCAGAGTTAGATGTTATCTACAAAAAACTTAGAAAGCAAGTCGATGCTGCAAATCCTAAAGGATCTAATACAGTCTTGAGTTATCTTCGTTCAGAAATGAAAAAGGATAAAACGTGGACAGCAGATTTTGAAACTCAATATGCTGAACTTTCAGAAAAATGTGCTGATATTGCAAGCTTTATCGGAAACATTATTACAGGATTCAAGAAGTTACAGACCTTAAGAGGTGCTAGTAAACTTTAAGGGTTAATGCGCGATTAGTACAATGGATAGTATTACTGTCTTCGAAACAGTAGATGTTTGGGTTCGATTCCCACATTGCGCTCCATAATTTAGAGATAGTGCAATTACAGAGTGGCAAAGAAAGTGAACTTTACTACAGGGTGGCAACCCTACAGGCAAGACCTAAGATGTGGTTTAGTGATCGAATAAAGAATACGGAATATGCGCCATATGACCTGCAATTTATGTAGGGTCACTCATGTAATTGCACTATCATTTTAATAACAAATTTTCTTAGAGCAGCTACTTATCTAACCGTTCGGCCGAACGGTGGGAAGCTATGGTCTAGAGTGTTGGGTTCGATTCCCCTGTCTTGGTAGAGGCACTCGAAATCTGCAGTGGCACTAGTGACCTTTAAATTTAGGATGCTGCTCTAAGAAAATTATATGCTCTCTTATTTCAATGGAAGAATAAATCTTTGGTAAGGATTTGATGTGAGTTCGATTCTCGCAGAGAGCACCAAATAAAATGCCCAAAGAGTGCAGCTGGTGAAGCCGTCCTCCTTACAAGTGGATTTCGTAGAGTTCGATTCTCTATTTGGGTACCATTTATATCATCCTAGCCGTTAAGAATCTGATTTTCCTATAAATAAAATAACAGGAGAAATTAGATGACAACAGAGAAAAAATTTAACTTCATTTATAAAACAGTTAATGTTAAAACGAATAAATTTTATATCGGAATGCATTCAACTGATGATTTAAATGATGGATATTTAGGCAGTGGTAAAATATTACAGCGAAGTATTCAGAAGTATGGAAAAGAAAATCATATCTTAGAAATAGTAGAATATTGTAATACTAGGAAAATATTAAAACAGCGAGAACGAGACATTGTTACCTCAGATTTGCTTAAGAATGAACAATGCATGAATTTGAAATGTGGAGGAGAAGGTGGTTGGGGGCCACATACGATAGAATCTAGAAGAAAAATATCTGAATCACGAAAGGGGAAACATTTCTCTCACACTGAAGCAACAAAACAGAAAATGCGAGAAACTTTTTCTAAGAAAACAGAAGAAGAGAAGAATAAACTTAGAACATGTACCGGTGATCGTGTACCGTCAACAGCAGGTACACGATGGTATAATGATGGTACAAAATCAATACTCATCAAATCTGGTGAAATTATTCCAGATGGCTTGACTAAAGGTAGGTTGCCACATACTAAATTATTGCCTGTTAGTTTAAAGGTTAGGACGGTTCACCCTCAATGAGCAGATAGGGATTCAACTTCCCTTAGTGATTCCAAATATGGACAGAGAGTGGTCAGCAGCTGGCCTCGCCAGTGTATTCTAGATGCTTTGAAGGTTCGACTCCTTTATCTGTCCCCATAATTATTGCCTGTTAGTTTAATGGTAGAATGATTGACTCTGAATCAATAGACGTAGGTTCGATTCCTACACGGGCTGCCAAATAGTTATACATCCTTAGTTCAATGATAGAACATCGCTTTGACTCGGCGAATACGAAAGTTTGATTCTTTCAGGATGTTCCAATAAATAATCAATGTTGATTATTAAGGATGTAAATGAAACTACACGAAATTCACAACACAGATTATTCATCTCATCATTATTCTCCAGAGCATTTATATTCTGAATTGAATATGAGATATAAGGCTGGCGTAATACCATGGTTAAAAGATTCAACTGGCAACATCGTAATGCTATTTGTGAGATCGTCAGATCCAGCTTATGGTGGACCAGATTTCGGAATTATTAAAGGTGGTGCAGATGAAGGTGAAGAACCTAAACAAACTGCAATACGTGAAATGGAAGAAGAAGTTGGTATTAAAGAAAGTTCAATTAAAAAGCTAACACTTATATCTGATGACGTAATAAAAGGATTATTGGCCCCATATAAATTTTATGTTTATGGTGCTGAAGCTTCATCTGATAAATTCAAAATTGATTCACATGAAATTGCTGAAGCAAGATGGATGTCATATGGCGAATATTTGAAGGTTGGAAGAAAATCTCAACTATCTATTGTTAGAAAAGCATTTTCTATGTTATAATAGATCAATGAATAGGAGCCTTCAATGAAAGCATATTACAGAAAAGAAGAAAGTAAGAAACTCGGTAAAGGTTATAGCTGGCGAGTGTATCACAATGCTAAAAGTTGTGCTTCTTGCCTTAAGGCTTTGAAGAAAGCCAACATCAGATAATATCTCTCGATATAGTTCAATGGACAGAATAGGAGTTTCCTAAACTTTAGATGTAGGTTCGATTCCTACTATCGGGACCAAATAAAGGCAACACATGTTATTAAGTCAACTTTTTGAAAATGTTTTATCTAACGCTCAACTCATTTCGATTGCGAGATCAGTTGGTAATAAGATGTTTGGTAAATCATCTTCTGGTTTCGTTTTTGTACCTAAAGTGAATAGGTTAACAAAATCTGAATTTCTAGATAGAGATGATTCAGGTACCATTGGTACTTTTGAATTTGTTTTCTTTCCTTCTAAGAAAACTGGAATAGATGTTGCAGATTCTGAATTGAAACCTAGCTATGCTGATATCGATGGAAACATTTACATTGCTGGTGCAGCTGGAGTTTTCGTAATTCAAACTTCATCCACGAAATCTAAACAGAACGATATAGAAGTTGAACAATCATATGAAAGATTTAAAAACGTTCTAGCTGAGAAACTCCCCAATGCTGTTATTGTTGCTCCTGATAAACGTAAACTAGTGTTTGCATATCTTGATGACAAGATGAACAAGATGGTCGGTCAATTCAACCCATCAAAAGATTTTAGTGAAAATGGTAAAGGTAAACCATGTTGGTTAGTAATTGATTCGGAGTATGTTACATTAGGTGAAGAAAATTGGGAAATGTAAATTAATTGTTTACGAAGTTAGCTTTTGATGTTATAATAACATTTTAGACAAATACTTTAATAAACACATTAACGAACATTTTGGAGGTCTTATGTAAATCTTTTGTTTACAAAGTTAGCTTTTGATATTATAATAACATCTTAAACAAATCTTTATTGGAGATTTAAAAATGAAAGCATATGGAGTTCCTCGTCGGAAAGATACTGAAGCTCCCGATATCGCAGACATTAAGTATTTCGGTTTTGCAACAACTGACAGAGCTAGTCGTGCAGACAGAGGAAAGAATTCTTCTCGTCGTATTTGGAAGAAGAAAGCACGTCAAGCTATTAAACGTGATGAAGTTAGTTTGGATTAAAAGTCCTTATCACTAAGCTTTAAACAGCTTATTAATAAAGATTTAAGGAGAGCTTAGTCTCCTGTGATTAGTATGGTTCGCCCAGCTAATTATGAAGGGTAAACACAGTAATGTGTCCAAGGATGGAATGTCTACATACCATCACCAGCAATGGTCCATCTAAGCAAGCCTGCTCAATGTCGAGAGACATCCTTATTCGAGAACACCGGGTGAGGTAACAATGACGCAAGTGTTGTGGAAAGAATGATTGCTTAAACGCCAGCTTCGGCTGGGAACGTTAGTGGTTAGAGAGTAACGGGTGGTGCCGACCTCACAACAACACCAACTTGATAATTGGTATGGGAAAGGGTAGTGTATTTGTCCGAGTCTTCGCAAGCAAGGGCTTATATGCAGTTTGAGTGGTTATTGGCAGCGTAAAAAGTTGACAGTAATCGTGAAGAACTATCGAGTAGTCGGGAGATGAAAGATACGTGGTGTGTTGTATTGGGTAGCTCAAAAGGTTATTCAGCAACTGGAGTAGCACATCACAGTAGATTTGGATGAAAGTCCACACATTATGGTTATTATGTATAAAACGCAAAGTCTATTCCGACGATATTTGAAAGACATCTAATACTTAGGCCGCAAGGTAACTGAGTCTGGTAAAGCTCGCAAGGCAATATCAGTTTGTGAAAGAGGTTTCGGAACCGGTTAGCGCTGGTTAATTGCTCGCAAGGCAAACGGAAAAGAAATCACAGAGTAGAATATCGTGTCAAGTCTAATGCCTGACTTTAAACGGCGATGTTGTTGATAGACTAGATTAACCGAAAGGTGGTTTAGTGGATGTCGTAAGAAAGTATACTCGCAAGGTATACTGATAATGTACGAAGTATCAACGTAACGGTTGTAATCTCAGACCGCTATATTAAAGCACATTTCTAAAAGTGTGCTTCAATATAAATCACAGGAGAATGGATCATGGAAGTTTTAAACGTTACATCAAAAACAAAATCAATAGTAACTTTAAAGGAATTTTATGGAACAGTATCCAAGTATAGTAGGGAGCGCAAAGTCTCCACTCGGTAAGCAATGTATTGCTTTTTACAAATATGATGGTTCTAATCTAAGATGGGAATGGAATCCTAAAACTGGATGGAATAAGTTCGGTACTCGCAAGCATTTATTTGATGCTTCTGATAAACAATTCAATCAATCAATTCCACTTTTTATGGAATCAATGGCTGAAGACATTTTGTATCGTACAAAACAGATTGTAAAAAACCCACATCGAATAACAGCATTTACTGAATTTTTTGGTCCTAACAGCTTCGCAGGAAGTCATGTTACAGAAGATCCAAAAGAGCTCAGACTATTTGATGTATTTCTTTTTAAGAAAGGTTTCGTAAAACCTAAAGAGTTTGTTGAAGTGTATGGTAATATGCCTCAAGCAGCTAAAATAGTTTACGAAGGTGCTCTGAATAAACAGTTCATAACAGATGTGAAAACGGGTAAATACGATGTCTTTGAAGGAGTGGTTGCTAAAGGCCCCGATTTCATGGTGAAAATTAAAACTGACGAATACTTTAATAAGTTACGTCACAAGTACCCAGAACGTTGGGAAGATTTTGGAGAATAAATAAAAAGGAGAATGTATCATGGTTACCCTTAAGTCTCTTGTTAGTGATAACAAGTTAGTCCACTTTAAATTTTTCCGTAAAGGAGAATTGTGGTATACAACAGAAGACGGTTTTGAATTTGCCGTTCCTGTTTCAGACACTGGTGATGGTACATTCTTGGCGTCTGATCGTGCTATGATTTTCATGCGGTATATTCGCAAACAATTGGAAGTAAATGCTGAAGGAAAGCTTGCTTCTTAAAAATATGGGATCGTAATTTAGCGGCTAGAATAGTTGGCTTTTACCCAATCTACGAGAGTTCGAGTCTCTCCGGTCCCACCACCACATTATTCAGAAGGAAAATGATGCACTCGATTGCTATTATAACTTTTCATGATACATATCTGTCACATGATGATATGGAAACTATAGTTTCCTCAGTTTCAAAGTGGACAAAAATAAATGATGAAGAATTTATGCTTTTGCAAAAAGCATCTGAAAAATTTCAAGATTTTAAGGTAATAGAACAGCCTCAAGATATTCATGAATTTATTAGAGATAAAATCGAGCTATATAATACAACTGTAGCAGCAGAACTTTTGAAAGCACAAAAGAAAAAAGCAACATTAGAAAAAAGAAAGAAAACAAAAGAAGAATCTGACAAGCAATCTAAAATTGAAATGTTACAGAAACTTCAAAAAGAATTAGGAATAAACCCATAAATATGGTGAATGCGCAACTGCTGATGCGCTAACTCGTGTGAAGCTGAAAGGTTACATAATCGAGATAGTTGTGAATGACTTCACAACATGCCGGACTGGTCAGCACCGGTCACCATTTCATTTATTCGGTGATATCGTTCAAAAGCAGGACGGGGCTCTCATAAGGCTCAGACGAAGGAGCGTTACCTTCTATCACTACCAAATATGCTGTGAATCATTAAGTACGATCTTTGGACTTTGATCCAAGGTAACATGGATGCAATGCCATGACAGCAATCAATTATTCAAATGTTACTTTCATTTTTTTAATGACTGTTCCATTTGACTTCACTGTTTCTTTTATTACAGGTTTTATAACCTGCTTATCTTTAAAGAGTTCATTGTACCTGGCAGTTTCAAATATTGCCTCGGCAGGGGTGCGTGCTTCTCCCAATATTCTAATCTCAACATCTTTTGCAAAATTTTTCAAATTTGCAGTTCTAGAAGATGGTGAATCAGTTAAATATCTTCCTGCTCGTATAAAAATTCCATTCTTGTCAAACGCGCCATATATCGTATGTTTCATCGTTTTGTTCTCCATCGTGACATCATTTTTGTTCTACACCAGATTATATTTATGTAAACTATAGTGTACACGTATTCACCTCTTATGTATTCTAAGTAACATAACTGAAAATGTATCCTAAAATCTTATTTTTTCTACTTTAAATAACATTATGAAACAAATTGTTTGTTTCAATATTTCAGAAATGGGATATGGTTATCTAAAAATTAAGGAGAAATATTATGGCAGATATAGTAACAGGAACAGTAACAGGTCAATTAGATACCTCAATGTTAATGTCTGAATTTTCAAATGTTAGACGTGAAAATGCAACAGAAGCAGGGGATGTTCGAAGAGAACTTGCTGTGGAAACGGGTGGTGTTCGAAGAGAAGTTGCAAAAGAAGCGAGTGATTCTAGAACAGCAAGTGCAAGAGAAGCATTCGATGTTAATGATAGAGTTGGATCTGAAGCTGATAGAGTTGTTGCACAAGATACAGCTTACTTTATTGCTGGTCAAGGTCAAAGCTTTAGTAATGCAACTGCGTTAGCTTCATTGACTGCTTCAACAAATGCAAACTTCAACCAGACTTTAGCAGCAATCCAATTAGCAGCATCACAGACATCTGCAGCAGCAACATTGGCAGCAGCTCAATCTCAAGCAGCAAATGCATTAGGACAGGCACTCATTGGACAACAAATTGTATCTGATGGAAATAGCACCCGTGCTCTTATCAACAATCAGACCATTGATGAACTTCGTTTCAAAAATCTTGATATGAGTAATCGTCATCATGGAGATCACGGTAATCACCACAACTGTCACGAAGGTAGATTT